GATTTATTTGGCGTATATCTAATTATGGGTATTTTGAAAATAGAGCACCATATCTACCACAACCACATGAATATCTAAAAAAAGTACTACCAAGCCAAGACCAACAACACGCTTGGAACCTAAGTGAGACGAGTGATTACTCAACAATACAAGAGTTAAGAGGTGTATTTAACAAAAAAGAATTGGATTTATTTGAAGATATGTTTTTACAATTTTCTAGTTTAGAACCAGAAATTACATTTAATAGTGGTACAATGAAAAACATAATTAAAGAATTATGTATTATTGAAGATACTTGGTTAAACGAAACTAATTTTGATGCAGTAACTTCAAGAACACCAAATAAATTAGCTAATGCACAATTTTTAAAATTCTTCAAATTAGTACAAAATTTCTTATCACAAGAAGTTAGATACGAACACACCAGCACTACAGGTCTAAATGAAATTAATAACGGTAGTACAGCCACTCAGTTATTGATGGCATTACATAAACAAAATAAAAATGTTAGTACACCCGTAGTTGATAGTTATGATTTTGGTACTTATGCTAATAGCACTACATTAGTACCGATAGCACCAGCTAGTTTTACTTTCCCATTACCGATAGAGGCACAAGATATGATATTAGAAGTTGGTCAATACTATAATGAAAGTAACAGTGTACAGTTTAACACCCTTACCACACTCAATAACCTGAATCCAATATATAACTTTTTTGAAACAGCTAGAGGACCAAACGGAGAAGGGATAGAGTTTAGTAGAGAAAACATTATAGGGTTTGCTCCTATTTTAAGATTATATGCGGCACAATGTGTAAAAGCAGTCACACCACCTAGTGCTAGTGAATTTATAGACACACTAGTTTCTAAATTAGAGATGTTAGAGGGTAATCAAGAAACCTACGTAAATACATTAGTAAAAAAAGTCCAAAAAAATATAGAACAAAATAAAAAACAAGATAATCAAACACAAGAACCAATTACCGACGAAAGAACTAAAGTAAAGGCAGAACCATTAAAATTAGAATTATATAGAAGTTTTAAAACAATGAATGATAGGTGGATAGCTGCTTTAAGTATAGAAAACGGCATGACTTTATTTGAAAAATTTCTTTTCTTTGATACAGCTAACAGAGATATTGGGGATGAAGCTATAATTAATATTTGGAATATATTAAAATTAGATTCACCTTTTGATACAGGTAATTCTAAAACTTTAACACAAAGTATTGATGGTTATATAAGTGGGATACTTAAAGATAACTATTTTAATTATATAGCTTTACCATCCTACATTAACTTTTTTAATATTGAAAATGACGTAACCCAAAGACAGGGTAATGCTCTTTTCGGAACTTTTAAAGAAGTAGATACTTTACAGTCAGGACCAGCATTCCTATGTCAATACGTAGGTAATTCATCTCAACAGTTAGATAGTAAAACAGAAAATAATGGTTTTTTTGATGACGCTTTAAATATTCGTAGTGAAACAAATAATCCTTTAATTGCAAGTGAAATACCTAATAAAGAACGTGCAAATAAAGTAGTTGCATTTAATGTTGACTTTGGATTAAAAAATCAAAACATATTTGAATCCGTAACCCTAGACCAATCACAATACCAAAATACTTCGGAGAGTTATAGAATTTTACAAGAAATGGCAGATTCAGGTGGTGGTGCCGGAACCTCTATGGCTTCTCTATCATTATTTAATGTTTATGCGAGTAGAAGTTATACGGCTACAATAACATGTATGGGTAACGTATCAATACAACCCACCCAATATTTCCAGTTAAATTATTTACCTATGTTTAACGGCCCTTACTTTATAGTAAATGTTTCCCATTCTATTAGACCTAATAACATAGAAACTACTTTTGAAGGTGTTAGACAACCACTCGCAGAATTACCTAATATAGAAAACCTAGTCCAAAGAGTAGAAACTAATCTTTATAAAGCAGCAGAAACTAGATTAAAACAATTACCACAAGACTTATATGCGGATAATTTAAGTGCTACCCCAGAACAAATGAAAAAAACACCAACCAGTAATAAGTACGTAGATTTAACATCTACCATAGATAGTCCTTTTATTAATGAAGATGGTGTAACATTTCATAATGTTATAGGTAGTGGTGTGGATGTAGATTTTTACTTAATGGATTATGACCCTGAAAAAACCCATTTAGGTATAGACATAATTCCAAAAGAAACATCCTATGAAAAAAGTATAAGTAAAAATGGGATTTCCATCTTCCCAATACTACATGGTACAGTAACACATGCTTTGGATGGTTGTAATAATTTACAAACTTCTGATGGTTGTGGGGAATATGGTAATGTAGTAGAGAGTAAATTAATAATAACTAATAATCCAGATGAAGATAAAACAAGTTATTATATTGTAAGATATGCTTTTTTACGTAATATAAATTATAGTATTGACGACCCCATTAAAAAAGCTGATTGTGGACCTAAAGGTAAAAAAATAGGTACAATGGGTAACAGCGGGCTATCAAAAGAAATACATCTACATATAGAACTTTTAAGGGGTGTGATGAAAAATGGGAAAGTGGTAGAACACTATCTAAATCCAGCAGCTTTTATTCCCGCAATTAACTCCGAAGTAAATAATTAATATTACATATATAAGTTAAACTATAGTAAAGATTGACTATTATTAAATTAACGTATATTTATATATAAACCAATAAATCATGATTACAGAACAATTAAAACAAAAATTAGGAAATTTTTTAGGTAAAAAAACTGATAATATTGTAGATAATGGGCAAACTGCCGAAGGACAACAAGTTTGTGATTTAGATACTGGTATTTGTTATACTATTAAAAGTAGAGATGGTTTAATAGAAAGAGTAGAAAATAGTATTAGAATAAATAGAAAAGTACAAGTAGAATCACCTTCTGGACAACTAAAACAATTATTAAATGGCTAAGGATTTAGAAAAAAAATTATTAGAAGAATTATCTAGATTTAAACAAATCAAACACAATACCGAAAATTTAGACGAACAAATGGTTAGTGGAATTGGTTCTGGTGGTTTAGGTATGGGTAGTCATATTGATAGACTTGCTAAAAGAGTGGGTATTGAAATGGAGGAACAAGACATACCACTTGACCCGGAAGCAGAAGAAACAGATTTAGAAACAGATTTAGATACTGACGTTGAAGGTGAAGAAGGTGATGTAGAAGCTGAGTTAGATATTGATACTGAAGAGACTGAAGATGTTGGTACGGACACAGACACTACAGAAGTAGATGTTACATCTTTAGTAGACAAACAAGAAGAAGTTAGTACTGAACTAGAAGGACAAAAAGATATTTTAGAAAAAAACACAGAAAGTTTGGATGACTTAATGGCAAAACTATCTGATTTAGAAACCCATTTAAGTTCTATGGATGACATGGTTTCTAAAATTAATAATTTAGAAGATAAATTAGAAAAATATAGACCAAGAACACAACAAGAAAAAATTGAATTAAGAAAACATGATAGTGGACCTTACCACAAAACACTAACAGATTTTTTTACCGATAAAGAAGAAATATTTGATAAAACAGGTAAAAAACAATATATTTTAACCCAAGACGAAGTTGACAACTACAGTGAATCAGATATACAAAAAAGTTTCAACCAGAAAGAAGAAGGTCAGTAAAATAACCCCAAATACATTTGACATCACAAAACTATATTCTTATATTTAAACATATATTTATCAATTAATAATGTTTAAAAATAAAATTTATGAGTAATAGTTTAGATGCAGTTTTAGCTCAATACGAGAAAAACAAACAAAGTGGTGGTTCCACAAAACCACAGATGACATCAGAAGAAAGGATGAAACAATACCTTTCTATTATGTTGCCAAAAGGAACAAAATCAGGAGAAAAAAGAATTAGAATAATCCCAACTACCGATGGTTCTTCACCATTTAAAGAGGTTTATTTCCACAATGTACAAATACAGGGTAGATGGCAAAAATTATATGACCCAGGAAAAGATGAAACCGGAAAACCATCTGGTGAAAGAAGCCCATTAAATGAAGTTGAAGAAGCTTTAAGATTAGCTGGTGACGCACAATCAAAAGAATTAGCACGTTCTTATCGTTCACAAAAATTCTACATTGTAAAAGTTGTAGATAGAGATAATGAAGAAGATGGTGTTAAGTTTTGGAGATTTAAACACAATTGGAAAGGTGACGGACCAATCGACAAAATTATTCCAATCTGGAGAAATAAAGGTGATGTAACAGATATTAATGAAGGAAGAGACCTTATCTTAATTTTACAGGCGGTACCATTACCAGGGGGTAGAGGTGAATACACAACAGTATCTTCTGTTATGTATGAAGACCCTGGAAAATTATCAGAAGATGCTGACAAAGTAAAAGAATGGACAGGAGATGAAAGAACATGGAAAGATGTTTATTCACAAAAACCAGTTGAATACCTAGAGGCAATCTCAAAAGGATTAGACCCGGTATGGGATTCAGAATTAAAGAAATACGTTTATGATGACCCAAACTCGGTACAAAACACTACTCAAACAACAACTTTAAGTAGTGACCCACAAGCAAACGACCCACAAGACGAAGATTTACCATTTTAATTAGGAGATATGGCATTGAAAAAAAGAACATTTTCCGACTTAAAAAACAAGTTCTCAAAGAAAGCTAACTTTAAACCAGAAAGATTTTTTGATTTAGGGAAAGCTTTCCTTGATGCTACAGGTTTACCAGGACCAGCCATGGGACATCTACAAATGTTTTTAGGGCATTCAGATACTGGTAAGACAACAGCTTTAATAAAAGCTGCTGTAGATGCACAAAAAAAGGGAATTCTTCCTGTTTTAATTATTACAGAACAAAAATGGGGTTTTGAACACGCTAAACTTTTAGGGTTTGATTGTGAAGAAGTTGTGGATAAAACTACAGGTGAAATAGATTGGGATGGATTTTTCCTATTTAATAACGATTTTCAGTATATTGAAGAAATTACTGATTATATAAATACATTACTAGATGCACAAGATAAAGGTGAATTAGAGTATGATTTATTATTTTTATGGGATTCAGTTGGTTCAGTACCATGTAAAATGACTTTTGAAGGTAAGGGTGGTAAAATGCATAATGCAGCCACACTAGCTGATAAAATAGGAATGGGACTAAACCAAAGAATAGGTAAATCAAGAAGACAAGATTCTAAATACACCAACACATTAGTTGTGGTGAATCAACCTTGGGTAGAATTACCAGACAATCCATTCGGTCAACCTAAAATCAAAGCAAAAGGTGGTGAATCTTTATGGTTAAACTCTACATTAGTATTTAGATTCGGTAATCAAAAAAATGGTGGAACAACAAATATTACTGCAGTTAAA